TGCTGTTCAGTACAAGAAGGACATGCAGTTTGTACCTGTTCCCTCGGACTGGGTGGCGAGTATAAAGTCCAAGTTCGACTCGGACAATGGCACGGATATTGCCGTGGAGCGCGTGACGTTTGAGGAACTCGAGTGCCTGCCCACCAAGATGGAAGAGTTTTCCGACCAGTTTTTGGATGGATTGTCCATCAAGAATCCGCTGCTGTTCCAGAGGCGTATCCAGGGACTGGTTTCGTACTTCAAGGGCGCAGACGAACGGTTGCTGCCACGCAGAGTGGAGGATGAAAAGATGATGGAAAAGGTGCCCATGTCGCTCGAGCAGTTCAACCGGTACTTGGAAACGCGTAACGAGGAGATGAAGGGCAACAAGCCGCGTGTGAATCCATTGGCGGACGACATGAAGAACTTCCGTGTCAAGTCTCGACTTGTGTCCAACTTTTGCATTCCGAAGGAACTGATGAAACCGGAAGGCGAGGAGGAAGACGAGGATCATGTGCCTGACAAGTCGGATATTCTCGCCCGTCTCAAGGCAGAACCTGAAAAGTATCTGTCCAAAAAAGGTTTGGAAATTTATGGGCCCAAGATGTTGCGTCTGCTGAACAATCTGGATATTGGCGAGGGAGCCGAGTGGAGAAACCAGTTTGTGTACTCGCAGTACCGCAGCCTTGAAGGCCTGGGAGTTCTTGCTGCAATCCTTGAAGCAAATGGGTGGCAAGCGTACAAGATCGTCAACAAGAACAACCAGTGGGTAGAGGGCGATATGGATTCGAACAAGCCAGCTTTTGCATTTTATACCGGCGAGGAGAAGGAAGAAGAGCGAGAGTTTTTCCGCAAGATATTCAACAATGATAGCAAGTTACCCGAATCACTCAAAACATCCATCAAGGCGAGGGGCAAGAAGTTGCTGTGCTTGCTCATGGCTTCAAGCTCTGGCGCCGAAGGTATTACTCTCCTCAATGTCCGAAACGTTCACATCATGGAACCCCACTGGACACCTGCACGACACGATCAGGTTATCGGCCGCGCCGTCCGAATCTGTTCGCATGCGTCACTCCCTCTCGAGGAGCGGACAGTTCGCGTGAGCTTCTACATGAGTGTGTTTTCCGACAAGGAGGCAAAGTCCAGCGAAGGTGCCAACGTTGTGCGTGTTCGTCGCGCAGATACTGGAAAGAAGCGGTACGAGGGCTCGGCCGTAGACGTGTTCATGTCCACAGACGAATACTTGTATGAAGCATCGTATGAAAAAGATTTGGTCAATAAGAAGATTAGCGTACTGCTGAAACAGTCGGCCGTTGATTGCGAGATTCACCGCAAGCTGCATTCCCGCGAGAAGCCGGTGTTGTCCTGCATGCGGTTCGACAGTACAGTGACGGGAGAGGACTTGGCGTTCAAACCGTCGGTCAAGACGGACGAAACGGATTCCTCGTATCTCCGCAACATGGATCGCAAGCACCGCCGTTTGCAGCAAGTGTTGGTCAAGGGCATCAAGTTCTTATACGATCTGGATTCGCAGGAACTGTTTGATCCGTCTGCGTTTAGCGACAATCAGCGGTTGATTCGCGTCGGCGTGCGCGAGTCGGACACCAAGATCCGTTACGTGCTCTCCTGGTGAAGATCATTCAGCCATCCCTTGCAAATAGATGCCCACGTCTTGAACTCGTAGGACTTGAGTGCCGTGCGGCGCTCGGGAAGACGCTTGACAGAACTGATCATTGCCTCCACAATGTCATCCACCAGAAACACCGGAGTTGAAAGACCAAGCGGCATGGATCCCGCCATGTAAGTCCGGTCACGCTGTGCAGGCACAATGTCTGCAACCGCCTCGCCTAGGAACGACCGGTAGCTGCCCACATCCGTCACCACCTGGGGAGCGCCCGTATACATGTGCTCGAGCTGGCACAGACCAAATCCCTCGCCGTCACCCGTGTTGATGCCAATGTCGCACACATTGTAGATATGGTTGATCGTCTCATCCGTCAGCGCGTTCGGCGGTGCAGTGTCCACCAGCAGCAGGTTCTTGTTGGTTGCCGGCAGTCCCGCAGCAGCCAGCGCATCTCCATAAATACGCGACACGTCATACCACGCACCTGCCTGCGGGTTGATGTTGGTCACAATCATCAGATACAGCGGGAGCGTGGGGTTCTTGGCCAACATTCGCACGAACGCCTGGATGGTCAGGTCCAGACGCTTGCGCTGACTGTTGCGGTTCGCATTGAGAAACACGACCCCATCTCGCGGAACATTCATCTTGATACGCAGCTCGTCACGCACCTCACGTGGCAGATTGCTAAAGATGGTGGGGTCCACTGCATGCTCTAGAACACGCACGTCCTGGACCACCTTCGGGTACGTCAGGTACACCTTCTTCCACTCGTCCGTAAAACAATACACGCGATCCACTGACTCGGCAATCTTGTCCATGAGCGGATGCGCGATCCCCATGTATACCTGGTCAAGATACACCCAGACCTTGAAGGGGCGCGTCTTCATTGCATCGAGAAACTTGCAGACAATCAGCGGATCGTTGTAAATCATCACGACATCTGGAGTCACCGTCTCCAGGTACTCGTTGATCTTGTTGAAGCCAAATCCCTCCTCCTTCGGATCTTCGTTTGCTGCCGCATCGTACTGGATGATCCCCTCGGGAGCCTTGCGCATTCCCTTGCGCTCGGGGTGACGCTGAAATCCGAAATGAAACGTCTTGACCTTGGGCGACAGACTCGCAACCTGCTTGAGAAGATTTGCAGCAACCTTGCTGTACCCGGTCGTCTGATCGATGTGCGTGCTGACGAGTACAAAGCGCATTACATTTCTTTCGCACTTCTGTATAAATAGAATAATGCAGGTCAATAATGCCCAAGATTACACGCGACTGCTGAAACAGCGCGTCATTGCCACTACGGCACGGTTGAGTCCCCAACCGTTGACGAAGGAGTATGCATATGTCTACACTGCGCTGGTTGCCAACCGCGCCACGCAGATCGTTCAAATCCGTAATGTGCCGCACAGGGGATGTACACAGGCGGGTCAGACGAAATCCGATTGTTGCACATAAATAAGAATGGAATCTGCCGACTACTCGAACCAATCAGCTGTTGCCGCCGCACCTGCTCCTGAATCCAAGTCGTGGTTCTCGCTGCCGACCCTGCCGACCTGGATGGGTGGCCCTGCTGCCCCGCCTGCCGCGCCCACCGCTGGTCGTCGCCGTCACCGCACGCGTCACCACAAGAAGAAGGGCGGTCGCCGCACGCGTCACCACAAGCGCCGTTAGGACATTGTAGCCATCTCCTCACACTTTTGAATGTTTTCAGCCGTTAACGGAACAACACGAAATCCAGCATGCAAATAGACATCCAACACATCTTGCGTAATCGGGAACGCGTCTTGCGTGATGAAGGACCGGCCCAAATAGAACGCACCCGGGAACAGAATCCGGATTTTGTCCTCCACATAGTCTTCCAACTCTTTCCTAGGGCAATACCGATCTCTTTCTTTTGCTTTGAGCCACGGTTTCATGAAGGAACCTGACTCGAGATTGAACGCAATCGAGGAACCATTCTTTTTCAGCTCACCGGCGCCGTTGATGATGTGCGCACCCACCGACAATGCAAGCGAGTTGTGGACAGTTCCAACCTCGAACGGCGTATCGACCCGGGTTGCCACAAACTGCCCGCCATCGTACATGATCCATGTATATACACCATCTTGCGTGATTTGTTCAGGATGAAGCCTCGGGATTGCCCGGAGGTAGTTTTCGAACGCGACTCGTTCCAGGGGCGGAAGCAAAAGCGCGCCACCGACGGGACCCTTCTGACCCGGTTCCTTGCGAATCACCACGCCGTCGACCGTCACGTTCCACAAGATGGCATTCTCAAGACACGGAAGGCGGATCTTGTAGATATTGTTCACTTCCTGGACAGAGACTCGGTATCCCTTGCGCCATACTGGGTCACACTTGGGTCCTTGCTCCTCTTCCAGCATACGCTTGGGCCGACGGAGAAACTCTTCCTCCATTACATACCCGCTAGACCAATATTAGGGGGTCGAGACAGGCGCTCAAACTCTGCATCTGCGAGCTTGACCAGCTTGAACGGAACATCGTAGATCTTGCAGCACTCTTCTCCGAATCCAGTGCCGTGCATATACGGGCTGAACGAAATACACTGCTTTGCACGAGAAATGACGAAGAAATCAAGCATCGTATTGAGAACTGCCTCGTCAGGTGGCGATGTATCTTGCCCGAGATGGCACGACATTCCTTCGCGAGTCGGGAAGTTGAGATGCTTGCGTATCTGCGAATGGTTCGAAATAACAACATAGTTCTTTCCGGACTCGGTCTCGGAAAGTACCGCAGTCTTTACATCTTCCAGATACTGGAGCTCGAGCTCCTTCTCTGGAAAGCAGTCGGAATCCTTCAGACGTATGTGAAGAACAACGTAGTCTGCCGGGATCGTAGACAGAAACGCATCGGTAAGAGACTTTACCTCGTCTGTTGGTACAAACTTTGACCGAATATACGTTCTATGCGACTCCTTTACCTCTGCGAATGCAGCATACTTGCAGCAGAATGCCCGAAAGACGGGTGTCCGTACTGCATTAAAGTAGCGGACCACCTGCTGAAGAACGTGCTGATACGCAACATCGTTTTCGTCCCTCACAACCTCAAGTGAATCGATATGAAAGTTTCCGAGTGTACCATACGGGATAGACGAATCGGGCTCGCCAACGTGGATATACTTTGCGAGTGGATGGTTCCGCATGTCCATCTCAAACTGAATGTCGGTGTTGCAGTACTGCCGCAGTAGGTCAAGAAACTGCATCATGGAAAAGCAGCCGCGAATGTAATCGCCCAATCCAGGCGCCTTGAAGTCGAGAAACTGATGCTGATACACATTCACCACCGTGTGAAGCACCTTGTTGGTGTACGTACTCGCTATCTGCTGACAAGCCATTTGATATATAGAAGTTAATTGTATATAAATTGTTCGGTGAAGAAACTACCTTCTTCTTCCTCCATTACATATAATAGAGACAATGCCGTCCGGTGCCTTGATGCAACTGGCTGCGGTGGGAGCACAGAACGAACTCGTGAATGGAAATCCGTCTCTGACCCATTTCAGGGCAGTGTACCGCCGACACACCAACTTTGCTATGGAACACGTTCGCATGGCGTTTTCGTCCTCAAATCTGGATTTCGCACCCACGCAAACCCGGACGCTATCGTGTCGCATCGATCGGTACGCGCAAATGGTGAACGACTGCTATTTGGTTCTCACACTTCCCGATGTTTGGTCTCCGATGGTCTACTTGAATGGAATTGCTCCTCCTGACGGATACGACTCACGTTGCAAGGCACTCGGGTACGAATTCCAGTGGATCTCCAACATTGGATACAACCTGATCGATCACATTGAAATCACTGCAAACGGTTCTGTTCTCCAAACACTGCCGGGTGAGTTTCTCAAGTTCTACTCGTATTTTACGCACGATGCGTCCAAGCGCCTCGTGGTTGACCAGATGGTGGGCCACGTCCCGGAGCTGTACGATCCCGCCAATGCATTCGATCGCAATGGCCAGTACCCGCATTCCGTCACGCCGGTTGCCACGCCGGCCCTGATGCCCATGTCCAAGATTCCCGAGCCCTCGATTCGCGCACGCCAGCTGATTGTGCCCCTCCACTTTTGGTTCGCAGAGAACCCGGGATGTGCGTTGCCGCTCGTTGCCCTCCAGAACACAGAGGTGTTTATAAATGTGGTTTTGCGTCCGCTCAACACGCTGTACACGATCATCGACACGAACCCGACGCACTCCACGTACGGCAAGCGCATCCAGCCGCTGGCCACCGATATTTCCAAGTTCTTGAGTCCTCCCGATTCGACAGGTCTGCCCACCAATCCGGGACTCACCACGTTTACCGCAGATCCCTACTTGGAGTGTAACTTTATCTACTTGACCGAGATGGAGCTGAACCAAGTTGCCAAGGCAGATCAGTCGTTCTTGCTCAAGACAGTCGTGTTTCGCAACTCGGAGGGACAGTTTGGACCCAATACGGAAGTCGAGCTGCCGATGCACAATCTGGTGACACGCATCATCTTTGCCGGTCGTCGCTCCGACAAGGAGCTCACCAACCAATGGGACAATTACACAAACTGGGACAATCCCGGTCGCGCACCGTTTACGGCCGCATCCTCCAATATCGGCACCACCCTGTACTCCAGCGGTCAAATGCAAATCACCTCGGTTTCGCCACGTGATTCCGTGATTGACGGCGTGGTTCTGTTTAACGGTCAGGAGCGCTTCACGACAAAGCCGACGGGATACTTTTCCCTCCTCCAGTCGTATCGCTTCACGACGGGCACGACATCCACGAAACTGCCGGGTGTCTACATGTACTCGTTTGCCCTCAATCATGACCAGTACCAGCCGAGTGGAGCCATCAACGGAAGCATGATTGACAAGGTGACCTTGCGCACAACGCTCCAGCAACCGTTGCCGAGTTCCGTGGGCATCTCCTCCCAATCCGTGGTGTGCGTGCTGAAATCGACCGTCTTCAACCCGAACCCGGTGATTATCCCTGCCGGACAGGTCAATCTGCTCAATCCCGACGGAACCCGGCTGTATCCCCCCGAGGATCTCGTGACGGTCGTGCAAAACAGCCAGAATGGAACAGTTATTTTCACCTATACGTTCGATGTTCGGATCTACGTGGAGTCGTACAACTTCCTGCGCATTGTGAGCGGATTGGCGAATCTCGTGTTTGCTAGTTAATAATGGCAGAACCGCAAACAACCACGCCTGGCGGGTTTTCCTTCTCTACAAAACCGGCAGAAGCTGGACACGTTCCTGCTGCAGGTCCCATCAAGACAATTACCTCCGTTGAACTCCGAACGTCCAAGGACGCGATCGATGTCATGGACATGCTGCCCAAACCGTGCGGCGGCGTTGTCAAGTTCGACGTGATGCCGATCTACAAGAGCCTTCGTGAAAAGAAGCTGCTGACCACCACGGAAGAAGAGGATACGACGCTGGGATTTCCCACGGTGCAGCTGGCCATTACGTATACGGATGCCGAGGGATCCCATGACGATTCGTACAAGCTGGCCGAGCATGTGGAGATTGGCGAGTATTCGACGATGGGTCGTGTCTATTGCGTTCCCCAGTCCGTTGCGTGGAGTTTCAGCATGTATGCTGCGATGGGCACGATCGGCTTCATGATTCTAATGGCATGGGTAGTGAACGTGGTCTACAGCTGGCGCCTGTGGGATTCTGCGTACATTGACTTTGGGCTCAAGGCAGTGAATCCGAACGATGAGCGGTTTGGCGATCTGGGTGGCATTCTTGCCCGGTTGACATCGTATGTCGCATTTGCGCCCACCAAGTTTGTGATGGCAATCATTGCAGCTGTCGCACCTGTTGGAACCTTCTTTGTGAATCTGTTTGTCTACTTTTTCGTGATCAACAAGGCAGATGCACTCGCAGGTCGTGCTTGAATTTCTTGGTTGTAAGAAGTAATGCTGGAGCAGGTTGTCGACGAACTTGTAAGCCCCCGCTTATCAAATTTTGTAAATGAAGACGGAAGTCTGTACATCATGACACAAACTCAACCAATCAAACGATTGGCCGCAGATGGATCATTGACAAATTTCGCAGGTGTGCCGAACCCGGCGAATGGACCTGCAGTCGATGGACCGTTGGCAACTGCACGCTTCAAATATCCACAAGCAATGACAAAGGGTCCCGATGGGACATTGTATGTTGCTGACGATAACTATATCCGTGTCATCAAGGACGGGCAAGTAACTACACTTGCTGGGCACAACGTAGAACCAGGCGATCCTGAATATGGTATAAGTGAGGATGGACAGGGAGAGGACGCAAATATTGTTCAAGCAAATGATATTTGGTTTGAACCTGATGGTACTCTGTTTTTTTGGGATGAAGATAAAATGCGCAGCGTTACAATGGATGGAGTGGTCACAACGATCGAAGATCCTGATTTCGATAAATACCACCCGAATGGGGCAGTAGACGAGTTAGGAAATCACTATTACAGCACACAGTGGCACCAAAAAGTCGGAGCTCCTAGATGTGTAGGATACGTGAAATTGAATACCGATAATGAGGAAACATGTATTGAAGGTCCAGAAGCAGATACATTCGCCTACGATTTCAAGAACAAAGTACTGTATCTCGCGGACGACAAGGCAGTTTGGCGTGAAAGTCGAGGTGCACTACCATCTCAATTGTGGAAAGGATTTGCGCGGTCAGAAGTCGAGTTCTTCAACGGTGTCATGTCTGTCCTGCCTCCTCCACCGAATCCTGATGTGCCTGACCCCTATGATCCGAACC